ACCGTATTGAACGCAGCTTGCGCACGGGCGTGCAAATCTCTAGCTTCTTGCGGTGTAAGCGAAAAAGGTACGGGTACGTCTAATTCAGGTGTAACGAGAATCATGGTGCGGTTTGTAGCTCCAATTTGTGCGAAGTGTACACGCTTTTTTAAAAAATTATATAGGGGGGTGGGGTATTTCACATAGAAACATCTTGGGGGGTGTTATCTATAGGTAGCTCAAACCCCGTCGATCAAAAATTGCACGGGGTAGGGGGTCGTTTTAGTTTTTTCTTTGTGATCTTTTGAGTGAATCACAGTGCATAGCACTACACACAACAAGCCGCCAGTTAGTGGGGGGTGGGGTCTCGATTTTCATACGGTATGAAATTGAAGGCCCTAGGTGTCAACTTGTTGCTATGTCGTGCAATCTATGACGTTTTGCGGTGTAATACATTCATGGATCGGCGAGGTGCGGTCGATTCATAACACTCTTAACAATCTGCACATTAGGAGGTCATATGACCAAAATCTCTTACACGGCTATAGCCGCTTCCATCGCCACTTCGTTGGTATCTGCAAAGTCTTATGAGGACAAAGCGGTTTCTTTGAAAGATGATGCTAACAAGCAGATCGTTGTCTTGCACAAAGCCAAGGTGGTGGTTGGTCGCAAGGGTAAGTGCTCCATTGCGACTGCTTTTTATGATGCGCTGATCTCAGGGGGGCTAGCGGCTGGTACATCTGCCAACTATCTGACGACCTTTCGGGAAGCAGTGGCGGCTGGTAAACCGGTTGGTGATTGGAATGCCAAGCGGAAGGGCGCGAGCCCCTCAGGTGCAAGGGCTGGTAGCACCGCTACCGGTAGCAAGCCTTTTGCGGATCTGTTCAGACCCGCATTCAACCATGAAAAGGGAAAATCATTCATGGCATTGTGCGAAGCCATCGAGAATCAGTATCAAGCCGATTCGATCAAAACCATGTACGAAGGTTTTGTAGAGTACTTCAAAGCAGAGGGAGATGAGATAGAAGAGTAAACCCCTACAACCCCCCGAGAAATCGGGGGGTTTTTTTTCGCCCAAAATTCCCCCACACCACAACATCCAGCACCATCATGCTCTTCCACGTGGAAGAGTTTTGATAACTGTTCCCTCAAAGCGGGCCGCAAGACACCGAAAAGAATCATCCTACAAAGAAGTTGTAGTGTGTTATCACGTGACAAGATGTTGGCAACTTAAAATCTAAGTAATTTCATATGGTATGAAATTACAACAACTTATACCGATAACTGTTCCCTCGATGCGGGCCGTATTGACGCATAGGGAATTCCCCTGCGTGATGTTGCACCGTATTACGTAAGCAGATCTTCATACGGTATGAAATGTCAACTGCGTATAACGCAGTGCTGTCTCGCGTTTTATTCAATTATTCCTAAAAATTCTGTGACCACAGAATAATATGAAACCCAGCATCCATGCGGGTTCCCGCAGGGTTTTTCCCCTATTATTCTATTATTCTGTAAAAAATATATATGAAGAGACAATTTCAAAAAACTCCAAATTCCCCAGTTTTTGCTTAAATTCGCATGCTTGCTTACGCTCTTGGCGATGTTTTGTCTCTCTCATCTCAAAACCACAGAATAATGGAAAAATACACCCAAAACCTCCCACAACCCGCATGCCTATTGGCTTTGCTTTATTCTGTGCCCACAGAATAATACAGAAAAAAAGGAATAATGCGGTTTTATCACTACATAACAACGCCTTGTCACAACTTGACAAATAGAACTACTTGTGGTGTAATTTAGGCTCAACACGTGAGAACATGTTGTAGGGTAAATGGTGATCGTACCTAACCCCATGGGCTTGCCCATGCTCTTTAACAATTCGCCAAACACCGATTTTCATACCGTATGAAAATCCAAACTAAACCGCCGCTTGCTCGATGCAAGAAGCGCATAGGTAGAAAGCACAAGAAGAACACAACGCTGTGCCGTGAATCCATCCTGCGTGAATAGGCGTACCGTAGTCAGTCGGTGCACTTTGTGGTGTAGGTCAGTAGTGTGCGTCATGTGTGGCACCGAACACGACCGATAGCAAAGCGCAAGTCAATACAGATACTGCCTAAATGTGTGGGGTGCTCTGCATGGAAACGTGCAACAACCCTAACGAAGAGTATGTATGTGAGAGTGAGTGCTGATTTTTTATTTGATAGGCAATAAACCGCACGCCGCACGGCATGAACCGAACACATACCAACAACTTCTAGGAACACGAACCGATTTCATACCGTATGAAATTGGGATATGCGTGAACGACAAACACTATCGCAGTTACAACAACCAGCACTAAACAATACAACCCATAGCGAGATAACAACCCGTAGGGCATAGCACATCTATGTCCTACACGATGCGATCTTGCATCAACCAAAGGAGAGTAATCATGACTAAAGACCAAGCAATCGAAGCACTCAAGGCAATTAAGGCTAACAACGGTTTAGATAAGAGCCCGAACTATGAGGCAGCAGACGATATCCCAGACTTTGAGGTAGCACACATAGAGGCAGACAAGTTGTTGTGCGAGTTGCTCACCGCCCTTGGCTATGGGGATGTGGTAACTGAGTACAACACCATCGGCAAATGGTATGCGTAAGGAGAACGACATGACAAACAACCAAACAGCACGAGCCGCCAAGCGGATCATCCACGCCCAACACCATGTGTTGCCGCATGTGCCACGGGAGGCTTTGCCTCATGTGGTGAGAGGTTTTGCTCAAGCCTCAAACATTCCGAAGAAGGTCATGCTCAAAGCCATGGCTAGATATGTCCGACTGCATACACATTAAGGAGAAACATCATGACAAACAATACGTGCGACAAGTGCGCCCACTACACCCCTGACCCCCACAAAAACAATGAGGGTAGTTGTTCCCTGATGGGTGACATCAACGAAAAGAACAACCCGATTGACGGTTGCTCCGGCTGGGATATGGAGAGCTACAGCGCGGGTGTATTTGTTGGCCCCAAGTTTGGGTGTATCCACTGGATCATTAAAGGAGATTGATCATGACGAAAGCAAGAGTGAGTAACTATGATTCACGTGACTACGTGAAGAAACTTAAAGAGTTCAAAGCCAACAACATTTGGTCTGAGTGGGAGCATGACGAGAACACCGACACCGAGGATGCACGTTACGTTGTCTATTCATATGGCAAACACTGGCCGTTGTTCATCTACGAGGTCAGGACTGACATGTGGTTTGAGAACGCTAGTAAGTACAGCGTGACAACATCAAAGCATAAATCGCAGTGCCATCCACACACAGATACAACCAAACTGCACGTAGATGACATGATCAAAGTGCGCAACAACGGCGTAGTTGGACTGATCGCACCACTGGGAGAAATAGCATGACCAGCACAGACTGCCGCATATGCGGTGACGAGATCGACCCTCCAGCGAGGGCGCAGTTGACAACCCTGTGCGTGGACTGCGGTGAGAAAGCCGCACGTCAGGAACGCAAGAGTTGGACAGTAGTGCAAGAGTACGGCAAGGGCGGGTACATGTTCATCACACGTGACTCTGCACATCTGACCCTGAAACAAACAAACCAAAAGATATTGAGAGGTGATATATGAATCAAGAACGACAACATGCCGTGATGGCGTGGACATACGTGAGGGAGTGCCTGAAAGCAGACTTCAGCGGCTCTATAAAAAACTTTGAGTTTGTAAAACTTCTGCACGACATGTCACGTGCGTATCCAAACGAGTTGAAGGAGGTATTAGGTGAAGCAAGCTGAGGACAACATCACCATAGATATGTGGGGAACGCCACAAGTAGCAACAAGTTATATGTTCTACGTAGAGACCGACACCGGCGAACGCATAGAGTGGGATGCGCTGACTATCACACGTGCCAAGCGCATGCATGCGGCAACGCAGACCAATACACCAGTGAATGTAAAAACCTATGGATGGGAGCAAGTGAAATGAGTAAAGCCAAAAAAATATGGATAGTCAGTTACACATTGACGGCAAGCATCGCCTTGTTGGTCGTGTGCCTAGATCTTTTCATGTGGAGACCGAATTGACTTTATCTGTCAATCTGTTATAATGTAGTTCGTGTTAGTAAATGTGTTAGTAAACGGTGTAATTTCATACGGTATGAAAACACCACAACTTAAAGGAAGTAAATCATGAGTAACTTTGCAATCGACTTGGGCAACTTCAGCGTGTCCAAACTTTCATCATCTGCGCTGATCGTCAACTTGTCCCTGTCTGTATGGACGGGACGCAAGCTGGACAAGCGTGTGTCTGAGGAGGTGGATCAACAGAACAGCACCAAGACCCGTGCTGGTAACTACCACAAGAATCTGCTTGCGGGTTCAAGCAAGCTGACCGAGATCACCAAGATCGCCAACGCTATACGTTCATGGATGTATGGGGTGACGCAACCTTGGGGCGACAACGGCGACCGTGTGCTGAACATGGCTCACTTCATGGAGTTCAAGGATCGGCTGACTGATTACGAGCAACAGTTCGGCACTGCTGTCAACAACTTTCTGAATGATTACGACACACTGGTTGCGGCGGCGGCTTTCCAACTGGGTGACTTGTTCAACCGTGAGGACTACCCCACACGTGAGCACATCGAATCCAAGTTCGGCATGCGCTACAGCATGACCCCACTGCCTCAAGCGGGTGACTTCAGGGTGGACATCGGTGAGGAAGGACTCAAAGAGTTGCAGTCGCAGTATGAAGCTGTCTTACAGCAACGTGTTACAGGGGCAATGACCGAGGCGTGGGAGCGACTGCATGACTGCCTGACCCGCATGTCAGAGCGGTTGACTGACGACACCGACAGTAACGGTGAGAGCAAGCGTAAGATTTTCCGTGACTCACTGGTGGACAACGCCGTGGAGATCTGCGGACTGCTGAAGAGTTTCAACATAACCAACGACACACGGTTGGATGAGATGCGCAAGCAACTGGAGGATGCGATGCGCGGTGTGGATGCTGACTCATTACGAGACAGCGACAGTCTGCGTGAGCAGACAAAGCGCAAGGTGGACAACATCTTGTCTAAGTTCGAGATCTAATTTTTTAACCCAAAGGAGAAAGTAACATGTACAACGCAATCACACTCAAACAATCTGCTGACCTGATCGCCGCCGTGGGCGCTCAACAAACTGTCCTAGTGCAGGGCGAGATGGGCATCGGCAAGTCTGCCATCCTCAAGATGCTCAAGTCTTATCCGCAGTTCAAGGACGCGTACTTCTGCTACGTGGACATCACCACTAAAGATGTTGGTGACTTCATTGTTCCTAAGATCAAGGACATTGACGGTAACGAGGTGTGCTCATTCATACCTAACGAGGAGTTCGGCTTTCACTTCAAAGGCAAGAAGGTTGTCATGATGTTGGACGAGATCGGCAAAGCGCGGGGTGGTGTACTCAATGCCTCACTGCGGCTGATGAATGAGCGTTCACTTGGCACCTATCAACTGAGCGAGGGGTCAGTGGTGTTTGGTACAACAAACTTGGCAGTGGAGGGTATCGGTGACAACATACCGCCGCATGCACGTAATCGCATCACTGTGGTGCGTGTTGCCAAGCCTAATGCCAAGACATGGATCGAAGAGTTCGCCATACCTTACGGTATCAACCCTGTGATCATTGGTACGGTGGCTGAGTACCCTGAGATGTTTGCATCGTTCGAGGACTACGAGAAGCCCGAGCAGAATACATACATCAATGACCCCCGCACTGTGCGTAGTTCGTTTGTGACACCACGTTCTATGGAGAGGGCGGCGTATGTCTACGAGAACACTCGCATACTGGGTGATGACGTGATGTGTCATGCATTGGCAGGAACGGTGGGTGAGAAGGCAATGCACAACATCTTGACGATGGACAAGCTCGACTCTCAACTTACCCCATGGGATGAGTTGATCAAGTCTCCTGACACTGCGACCGTGCCAACATCTGCGGCGGCATCTTGCATGTTGGTTGCCAAAGCGGTGCATCGTATCGAGAAAGATACTGTGCAAGCATGGATGAAGTTCATGAGCCGCATGCCCAAGGAAGCGCAGGGTTTGTTTGCACGTAGCGTCATGTCTGACAAGTGCCCCAAGCGTGATGTTGCCGCACGTAACACCGAGTTCGCTGGGTGGGCGGCTTCTAACAACTTCTTGTTCGCCAAGAAGTAATTTCATACCGTATGAAAAGGAGAGAGATATGTCATTCTTAACACAGCTCAACACGTTGACCCCAACGCAACGTGTACAACGTGCCCATGTGGAGTTGATGGGACACCCCGAGACGATGACCTATGCCGGTGTGCTGATGGTCGGTAAGTATTCAGTGTCTGACGATGTGCCCACTGCACGTACCAACGGCATCGACTGTGAGTACGGTATCGAGTTCATCAACAAGATGTCTGACTCTGACCTGCGTGGTCTCATCATGCATGAGAATCTGCACAAGGTGTATCAACACATGTTCCTGTGGCAACATCTTTACAAGGAGGATGGGCGTACTGCCAACATGGCGTGTGACTACGTGATCAACCTTGAGATAGATGCTATCGGCAAGCGTACCAACGGGTTCATCACATTACCCAAGGGTGGACTACTTGACCACAAGTATGCAGGCATGGACTCGCAGACTGTGTACAACATGTTGCGAGAAGACAATGACGATGACGGGGCCGGGAGCGGTGAAAGTGAGGGTAGTGGTCTCGATGACCATGATTGGGAATCAGGGCAAAACATGTCTCAAGAAGATATTGAGCAGGTTGCCAAAGATATCAACCAAGCCATTCGTCAGGGTCAGCTCATGGCAGGTAAGCTGGGTGGTAATCAGTCACGTGAGTTGGGTTCGCTCATCGAGCCCAAGGTTGATTGGCGTGAACAACTACGTGAGTTCGTTTCATCCACTGCTGTAGGCAAGGACATCTCTACGTGGCAACGTGTTAACCGTAGGTGGTTACAACACGACATGTACATGCCATCAACCATCACTGAGACGGTGGGGCGTATCGTGGTTGCTGTTGACACATCGGGTTCTATCGGTGAGGCTGAGTTGTCTAAGTTCCTATCCGAGGTTCAAGGCATCTGCCTCAACGCCATGCCCGAGAGAGTTGATCTGTTGTATTGGGACACTGATGTGGCGTCCCATGAAATCTACACACAGGAAAAACTTTCCACGTTGTCGTCATCTACCAAACCGGCGGGCGGTGGTGGCACTGACGTATCGTGTGTTTCCAAGTATCTTAAAGACAATCAGATCAAGCCCGAGTGTGTGATCGTGCTGACTGATGGCTACATCTATGGTGATTGGGGTACATGGAATGCCCCAGTGCTGTGGACTATCGTAGGTGGTAACAAAGTCGTACCTCCCATGGGTACAACTATTCACCTTGACTAACTTAACCTTTAACCTTTAATAGAAAGTAAATCATGCAAACAACTAAAGAAAACTATGTCGGTAGAGTTTCATTCGACCGATTCCAAAATAGCGTAGAGCAAGCACGTGAGAGGAATCATAGGTATTGGATCGTGGACATCCCCGTGCACGAGGACTTGTTTAACTTCTACAAAGTGTTGAAGAACAAACGCTACAACATCGTGCCGTGCGTTGATAAACACAGCAATCACATTTGGGTGAAAGATGAAAACGGTGGGGATACTACGGTGCCTATTTATCTTGAATTGGGTATCACGTACCCTGATGCAACCGACTTTCGTTCGGGCTCGATATACGTAGAACACGAGAACGGTATTACATCGTTTTGTGTAAAGTCTGAGAGGATCGAGAACGAGAAGTTCAACTGCACAAACGAGGGCTACCACACCCGTCAGTCCAAGGACATAACTAAGGCGTTGAAACTTGCTACAAAGTTCTTAGCCCCGCTTGGTCATGACGATATCCAAGATAGTTGTATATCGAAGTTGCATTTAGGTATCAGCAATCTACGTGAACCAGCACGAGACAAGGTGTACAGCAAGATGGGTATTGAGCGTAGCGTAATAGCACAAGAGGTTGCTCACATGATTGCGTCAGGATACAAACCAAGCACACAAGCATTCGCAAGTGCTATGGACTTGTGGATACAGGAAGGTGCTGAGTTGAAACGCATGCAGGACTACAAACCCCGCGCATGTTTTGTATGGGTCAAGCCCAACAGCTTGTCGTACAAGTTTACTGATGACATGCAGATAACTGAATGCACACGTATGGAGGATGTGCCTGAGTTCATACGCAACAAGTTAGCTGTGTTGCAGATAGCGAACAATGGTGATGCTATTACAGACGTTGGCATTCGTGTATCGGACATCACGTACTGGATATTCGCATGACACTTGAAAACTACAACGATTCGATGCGTGTTGAGGTGAACGAGGATGGCACTATCAACCTATTGGATTTTTCGTTACCGAGCTTTAAGGGCAGGGAGCGTTACAACATCCCGCAAGATGATGTAGAGAAGTGGATCATGGATGCCATATCCATGCTACGCATTACAGACAACAACGACTTGGTTCCCGAGCTAGGATTTAAATTATCCGACAGTGTGTACTACATAGTAAATAGAGAAGGAGATTGCGATGAAGAATGTATATAGAACACGTACAGGGTTAGAGATTGGTTGCAGATATCAAAGACCCATGCGTCAACTTAATTCTGATGAGGAGAGGATTCAACGTGTGTTGTTAAAGACATCTGGCCCAGATCATGTGTCGATGCCACTGTACAAAATCTTTGCGATTGCACGAACACTTTTATGGAGAAGAACATGAACGAGCACGAGAGTAACTTACATGATTTGTATGCAGGGTTTGCAATGATGGCGTTGCTGAACAAAGCACCTATGTCAACAAAACCCGAGGAGATTGCATACGTTGCGCACGAGCAAGCAACAGCCATGCTTGAAGAACGCGCTTATAGATGCAAAGAAAAAGAAGGTGGCATTGCCGACATCATTAACAAGTGGCAGGACGAATCATGATGACACCTGAGAAGAAGGTTAAGAACGAGGTGGTCAAGGTACTGAAAACTTTTGGTGCGTACTACTTCTATCCGGTTACCGGAGGGTACGGTGCATCGGGTGTACCCGACATCGTTGGTTGCTACAAGGGCAGGTTCTTTGCCATAGAGTGCAAAGCGGGTAAAGGCACGACTACTGCACTACAGGAAAGGAACATAACGCAGATCGTTGCACAGGGTGGCTTGGCTATCGTGGTCAATGAAAACAACATACCGGATGTTGACAAGCTGATGATTGAAATAGATATGGGAGAAAGATGATGAGTACTAATCACACACCCCGCATGGTCGGGGAAATATTTGAGGACAAACAGTTTCGTGGTTTCTACGAGGTTGATGACGTGCCAAAACACGCCGTGGTGATAGGTGACTATCTGCTGTGGACGTTGGATGGTGGTGAAGAGATCGGCATAGGCTTTCGAGACACGGGTGAGATGGGTATCTTCAAGGTCGCAGACTTTGAGCCATACATCAAAGCATTCTTTGGTTTGAACTTCTGATGGAACTCATAACACTAGACTTTGAGACGTACTACACCAGCAAGGGCTTGGGGTTCAAGACCCAAACGACTGAGGAGTATGTGCGTGATCCCCGCTTTGAAGTGATCGGGGTGGCGGTCAAGGTGGGGGGTGGTGAGACTGCATGGTGCACAGGTTCGCACGAACAGATCAAATCATTCCTCAACACCTTTGATTGGGGCAACAGCATGGTGGTTGCACACAATGCGTTGTTCGACATGGCGATATTGAATTGGCACTTTGATATCAGACCCAAAGCTATTGCAGATACGTTGAGCATGGCACGAGCCATACATGGGATTGAGGTAGGCAACAGTCTGAAGAAGTTGTCTGAGCACTATGCGTTGGGGGTCAAGGGTACTGAGGTAGTGGATGCGATTAACTTACGCCGCCAAGACTTCTCAGAGCAACAACTTACCGCTTATGGTATGTATTGCATCAATGACGTTGACCTGACGTATGACTTGTTCCTGATTTTGTTGCCTATGTTTAAAAAGGTTGAGCTGAAACTTATTGATCTGACGATCCGTATGTTTACAGAGCCGATGCTCCGCCTTGATGAAGATCTCTTACACCAACATCTTTCAGAAGTGAAGGAACGCAAGCGCAAGCTGCTGGATGAATGTGGAGCCAACATCGAAGACCTGATGAGCAATCAGAAGTTTGCTGAGTTGTTACGTGGGCTGGGCGTGGAGCCGCCTACAAAAATCAGTGCAACTACCGGCAAGGAAGCGTTGGCGTTGGCTAAGTCTGATGAAGGGTTCAAGGCTTTGGCTGAACATCCTGATGAGCGCGTACAAACACTTGTTGCCGCAAGACTTGGTAACAAGACTACGTTAGAGGAGACACGCACTGAGCGCCTGATTGGTATCGCGGGAAGAGGCTTGATACCTGTTCCCCTCTCTTACTACGCCGCACACACGGGGCGGTGGGGTGGGGCAGACAAGATCAATTTCCAAAACTTTCCCTCACGTGGTGAGAACGCAGGGAAGCTCAAGAAAGCCATTCTTGCACCCAAAGATCACGTGATCATTGACTGTGATTCTGCGCAGATTGAAGCGCGGGTGCTTGCATGGTTTGCACAACAAGACGATTTGGTGGAGGCATTTAAAAATGGTGAAGACGTATACAAGATCATGGCGGGGGCAATTTACAGAAAGACAGTGGATGAGGTCACGAGTAACGAAAGATTCATCGGCAAGACTACGATTCTTGGTGCAGGTTACGGCATGGGAGCGCAGAAGTTTCAAGGACAACTTAAAACTTTTGGTACTGAAGTTACGCTTGAAGAGGCAAAGCGAATCATTGATACGTACCGAGGTACTTACTCGAAAATTCCTACACTCTGGACGCAAGGTTCAACGGCGATAGATGCTATGAGCAAGAAGCGCATGTCTAAGTGGGGCAATGGCTGTATCAGCATTGGTGCAGAAGGCATCCTCATGCCAAACGGTTTGTATCAGAGATACCCCAACTTGCGAAAGATGCGAGACAAAGATGGCAAAGACCAGTATATTTATGATTCGCGCAAAGGTGTAGTGAAGCTATACGGTGGCAAATTGACAGAGAACATTTGTCAGGGATTGGCACGTTGCATCATTGGCGAACAGCTAATCAAGATCAGTAAGAGATACCGTGTTGTACTCACTGTTCATGATGCTGTGGCGTGTGTCGCACCAAAACAAGAAGCTGAAGAAGCCATGGCGTATGTGATGGAGTGCATGCGGTTTGTACCGTCATGGGCACAAGGTATTCCCTTGGATTGTGAGGCAGGGATTGGAGATAGTTATGGAGATTGTTAACAACAGAAAAGGAGAGAGTAAATGAAAACACCTGAAGACGAAGCATTTGAAGAGATAGAACGCATCCAGCGTACCCGCACAAGGTGGGTGCCTGTGAAGAAGCCGGAGCCTGTTCAAGTATCCATAGATGAGTTTTTGATGAGGATCAAATTTAACCCCGATGAGAAGGGCGACCCAATCATTTGGACGCAATGGCCCGTTAAGGAGGACACATGACGTGGGATGAATACAACCTACTATTCCACAAACAACAGCTAAACCTTGTTGCGTTTAAACGTTTAATGGATTGTGACGAAGAGGTTTTGCGGTTAGTTAACAGTGCAATCGAAGCCGAGCGTGAGGCGTGTGCAAAGGTGTGTGAAGAAACCGATGACGGTACACCATACAACTTGGCTAAAGAGTGCGCCGCCGCTATCCGAGCAAGGGGGCAAGCGTGACTAAAGATGAAATCTGCGGATTGCTTAGACAAATCCACGATGTCCTAGCTATGCAATCAGAAACAAATCAGGTTAAACCTGTGGCATGGATGAGCAACAAAGACTTTGAGCCGATCCGAATCCAAATTATGCAAGAGGCATACAACCTTGCAGACCGCAATGATTCTGAAGGCTACAACGCAATCAAAGTAATGTGTGGTGAGGTTCAAAAAATGTTGCCACCACAGCGTGAGTGGGTTCGTCTGACAGACAAAGAAATCGAAGAATGTTGGGACGGTGACCTGACGCCGTATCAGATGCAGTGCATCAGAGAGATCGAGGCTAAGTTGCGGGAGAAGAACACGTGAGAGGGCCACCTATTATCAAGCAGTGCGAGTACTGTAAGAAAGACTACTCTTGCCCTAATAGCAGGGCGCACAAGTCACGATTCTGCACAATCACTTGTCATAATAAATCCGGCCTACTTGAGCGGGTTGAGTACACCTGCGCTAACTGTAACGACAAGTTTATGGCGCGGCCTGACCACGGTTCAAAGCGTAGATTTTGTGGCCGTAAATGTTTTTTGGAAAGTTGCAAGCAACCAAAAGACAAAGAATGCGAAAACTGTGGCGGTATGTTTACAGCTTTTGGCTCAACCACTGCTACAAGAGGGGATGGGTATAGGCTTTATTGCTCCAAGAAATGTTACACAGAGGGTTCCCGAAACTTTGAAGAAAGACCATGTGTAGTTTGTGGAGAGATGTACTACCCCGGCAGCGCCATAAAAAATAATAATCAAAAAACGTGTTCTACGAAATGCAAAGGTGAATTATTTTCCGGCGCTAATTGCGCGGCGTATAAAACCGGAGAGCATATTCAACAAGCAAACTCCCATAAACATTTGCTTATTGGTAAACGTGAAGGGTATGTGACTAAGTACATACAAGAGCATCGCTTGGTTATTGCCAAGTACATAGGGAGAATGCTAAAGAGAACTGAAGTTGTGATTCATATAAACAATGAAGGGCTTGATAACAAACTATCAAATCTATACATTTGTGAATCAATGAGTGAATACGCCAAGAGAAGGGTTGGCTCATTACCATGGCCTAAGAAAAGTAATTTGGAAGAATATAAGGAGAAAAACAATGCTTGAAATCTTTTTACTATTGCTACTTGGCGGCGTGACTTTAGTGTTGTGTGTTTATGTTTGCTTAAAGATTTTTATGGAGTGAGGGTAACAAATGGAAGAAACCAAAGGAGAAAAAATTATGATGATTGATGAAGACTACCAAGCTGTACGTAAAGTGTTGGTGGATACATTGCAGCAGCTTGAAAATAAACGCAACGATACGTTAGAAGAAGTTGCTCAAGAGTTTGATAGGCTGACCATCGCATTCGGTGAAACTGCCGTATCGTTTGCAAGGTTTGTGAGGGACATGAAAAATGATTAAGTACGACAACTACGATGAAGCAATCATTGGCCCTGCAATGATTTGGCGTGACCAACAACGAGTCAATGTCTTAGTCTACGATGCGGAATCAATCAGAGAAATCTTGATGCGTGATGGTCTGAGCTTTGAAGAAGCCCGTGAGTTCATCGAGTACAACATCGAAGGCGGCTACTTAGGTATCGGCACACCTGTGCTGGTATGGCCTCAAGATGATTGGGATGAATAAGCATGACTAAAGCACCCGCATGGAGCTACTCAAGCATCACGTTGTTTGATCAGTGCCCTAAGAAGTATTACCACTTACGAGTGGCAAAAGATATCAAAGAGCCTGAGAGTGAAGCGATGATGTATGGCACTGCGGTACACACCGCCGCCGAAGAGTACATGCGGGATGGCACACCGATCCCTGAGCAATACAAGTACATGGAACCCATGCTTGAAAAGCTGATGAAGATTGATGGTGAAAAAATTTGTGAGTTGAAGATGGGCATCAAGAAGGTGGACGGTAAGTTCGCACCTTGTGGATTCTTTGACAAAGATGTTTGGTATAGAGGGATTGCTGACTTGCTGATCATCGACCGTAACAAGAAAGAAGCCCGAGTCATTGACTACAAGACGGGCAAGAGCAGTCGTTACGCAGACCCAAAACAACTGGCATTGATGGCGGCATGTGTGTTTGTCCATTACCCTGATATTGAGTTCGTTCGTGCGGGACTACTATTTGTAGTTTGCAAGGACTTCATACCTGTAGATTTTCCTGCCCACAACAAGTTTGATATCTTTACCAAGCTGGACAGCATGCTTGTTTCACGAGAAACAGCGTATGCGACTGGAGTGTTCAACCCTAAGAAAAACTTCACTTGCAAAGCATGGTGCCCTGTATCAGAATGTAGCCATAACGGAAGGAATTGACATGCCTTATAAGAACCCCGCTGACCGCAACGTCAAGCGAGAGTACGAATTAGAGAAGCAACGTGCGGGTGCTCACGAAGCGCGGATGGAGCGACAACGTGCACGTCGTAAGCTGGACAAAGAAGGTAAAGACGCCAACGGCAATGGCAAGGCTGACATGCGTGAAGGTAAAGATGTTGCCCACACGAAAGCATTGTCCAAAGGCGGCACTAATAAAAATGGGGTACGTGTTGAGAGCGCATCGGCAAACAGATCATTTAAGCGCGGGTCGAACCACAAGGTGGTGTCTGAGGTAAGCACAAGAGAGCGCAAGAAAAAATAAGTTTCTAAGTAGTCTGCGAGGTTAGGTATGAGTGGTAGCAGACGGGGGTTTTTGAGATTGACCCTATAACCGTACCAATTAGCACTGCACACTTTCGGCAGGGAACTAATCGGAACCCCCACGTTACGGGGGGCTTATAAAAAGAACCTGACGCACACCGTGTTCAGGACGTTTGTCATTGGAGAGAAGAGTGCAAATTATTGATAACCGTGCGTTATTGCTCAAGGTACGCAACCCCGACAGGATCACTACAGTGATTCCGAAGAGCAAAGTTTTGTCAGATGATGGGCAAGTTGCTGAAGTTTTGGTGAATTGGGATTTGGAAGAGTCCATTGTCTTGAAGAATCTCAAGATCAAGGACGTACCTTCTCCTATCAACGCTTCATACAAGTGGCCCGGAATCTATAAACCTTTCGCACACCAAAAAGTTACAGCGTCTTTTTTAACGATGCACCGCCGGTCGTTCTGTTTTAACGAGCAGGGCACAGGTAAAACAGGGTCGGTCATTTGGGCATCAGACTACCTACTATCAAAGGGCACCATCAAGCGGGTACTGGTTATTTGTCCACTATCCATCATGGAGTCGGCGTGGCGTAATGACTTGTTTAAGTTTGCTATGCACCGTAGGGTGGACGTTGCTTACGGCAAGCCCGAGAAGCGCAGAGACATCATTGCAAGTGATGCTGAGTACGTCATCATCAACTACGACGGGGTAGAAATTGTTTCCAACGACATACTGAAAGGCGGTTTCGACCTCATCGTCGTTGACGAGGCTAACGCCTATAAAAATCCATCTACAAGACGTTGGAAGGTGTTGAACAATTTGATAAAACCGCACACTTGGCTGTGGATGTTGACAGGTACACCTGCATCACAGTCCCCACTGGATGCCTACGGTATCGCCAAGTTGGTAAACCCCGAAGGGATTCCACGTTTTTATGGTGGATTCCGCGATCAAGTCATGCACAAGATCACGCAGTTCAAGTGGGTGCCTAAGTTAGATTCGGAGCAAATTGTCCATAAGGCGCTACAACCCGCTATACGTTTTACTAAAGATCAATGTTTGGATTTACCCGATATGACCTATGTAACGCGAGACGTACCGCTTACTGCACAACAAGAGAAGTACTATGAGCTACTGCGCAAACGTCTTATCGTACAAGCGGCTGGTGAAGAGATCACAACAGTAAACGCCGCTGCTAACTTAAACAAACTCCTACAACTATCCGGTGGCGCGGTGTATTCCGATACCGGTGAAGTGATCCATTTTGATGCAAGCAATCGACTTGCGGTGTTACGTGAAGTAATCGAAGAATCTAGCCACAAAGTGTTGGTGTTTGTTCCCTACAGACATGCTATTGAAGTGGTTGCAGAGGATTTACGTAAACATGGGTACTCGACAGCCATCATCCACGGTGGTGTGTCGGCGGCGAAACGATCAGAAATTTTTGAGCGTTTCCAAACGAAGGATGACTTACAAGTACTGGTCATCCAACCACAAGCGGCATCGCACGGGGTAACTTTGCATGCCGCCAACACCATCGTCTACTGGAGTCCAGTGATGTCAGTCGAGACTTACCTCCAAGCCAATGCACGTGTTCACCGAGCGGGACAAAAGAATCCCTCAGTGGTGGTGCACTTGCAAGGCAGTGGGGCAGAGCGCCGTATGTACAAGATGCTGGAAAACAAGGTAGACATCCACAACCGAATCATTGACCTATACGGAGAACTACTTACATAAAAAGACTTGACACTGTTAATTTTTAAGATATTATTCAGATACAAACACAAAGGAGAGAGATATGACCGAGACAATATCGGTTGATAAACTCGTCGCCGCTTACATCAAGATGCGCGACAAAAGGGCTGAACTTCTACGTGACTACGAAGAAGCTGATGGCTCTGTGAAATCACAGATGGAACTTGTGGAAGCCAAGTTATTGGAACTCTGCAAGGAAATCGGTGTTGACCGTCTTGGTAGCACTCACGGTACGGTAATTCGTTCTGTGAAGACACGCTACTGGACAAGCGACTGGGAAGCCATGCACAAGTTCATCTTGGAACACAAGATGCCCGAACTGCTTGAACGGCGTATTAGTCAAACTACCATGAAACAACTGTTAGAGGAGAACCCCGACATCATGCCTACAGGGTTAAACACTGACAGTAAATATGGTGTAACCATAAGGAGAACCTCAAGTGGATCTTGAAGCATCACTGACCGTACAAGAAGTAGCTAAGCTGTTGCGCATGTCACGACAGACTATCTATAACTTGATCCGCGAGGGAGCAATCCCTCATTTCCGCATAGGCACCAAGGTGCGCTTCAACCGCGCAGACATTGATGCCCTAATGCAAGCTAAAACCGTAACTACTGGAGAACCCAAATGAGTGAAATGACTTTATTTTCTAAAGGCGGCAACACACTACCTGCCCACCTAAAGAACCTTGAACTTGACGCAACCACCAAAGCCCTGATGGGCGGCAGTGGGGGCAGTGGCGGTAAGCGCATCTCTATTCGAGGCAACGTATTCCGCATGATGGTCGATGGCAAAGAGATCGCCCAAAACGAAGACCGCGCAATGAACATCATTATTGCGGCGGCTAACCCTAACGTATCAAGAACTTTCTATGCAGGAACATATCAAGAAGGCCAAGCCATGGCACCCACATGCTGGTCAAACGATGGGATTACACCCGACATCAAAGCCGAGCAACCCCAAGCAAGCAAGTGCGCTTCATGCCAACAAAACATCAAAGGCTCAGGTCAAGGTGAGTCCCGCGCATGCCGCTTTTCACAGCGCCTTGCCGTGCTCTTGGAGAACGATATTCGAGGAGACGTTTATCAACTGACCCTCCCTGCGCAATCAATCTTTGGTGCGGCTGAGAATGGGAAGATGCCCTTGCAGTCATACGCAAAGTTCTTGGGAGGTCATGGTTTGCCAGTAACCGCCGTTGTCACCGAGATGCGTTTTGATACTGCAAGCGCAACGCCCCGCCTGACTTTCAAGGCAGTGCGTCCTTTGGAAGCTGAGGAGTTGGAATTGGCTCAAGCAAAAGGTCAATCTTCTGAAGCTA